ACTGGCCATAACCATAACGGTGCATACGAAGTCTCTGGCGCTGTTAGCACACACGTAGCTGATGCAGATCCGCACACGCAGTATCTCACGGAAACTGCTGCGGCAACTACGTATTCTACGACTGCTCATGATCACGCTGGCGTATATGCAAACGCATCGCACTCTCACACTCAGGCAAATATCACAGACCTTACTACCGATCTGGCTGCTAAAGCTCCGTCAGCTAGCCCAACATTTACCGGGACAATTACAACTCCTCTCACTACAGCTGGTTATGTAAAGACTAGCTCTGGTGGTGTCCTAAGCTCAAGTGCATCTATTGCACAGTCTGACGTTACCAGCCTTACGACAGACCTTGCTGCGAAGGCTCCGTCGGCAAGCCCAACGTTTACTGGAGATGTGACGCTAAATGCTCAGGGTGACATCAGGTTTGCCGATAGCGATAGCAGCAATTGGGTGGCTCTGCAGGGGCCAGCAACCGTAACGTCAAACGTTACGTGGACGCTACCTAGCGCAGATGGTACCAGCGGCCAGTTCTTGTCGACAAACGGAACTGGGACGTTGTCGTGGGCAAGCCAAAGCTCGTCCGGTGGGATGACGCTTCTTGCCAACCTGAACAATGCCTCCACAGATCTAACGATATCAAGCATCCCAACAACATACAAAGATCTTTACATCCGTGTACATGGGCTACAAACTACGACAAACGTTACCGTGTCAAACATTACCCCAAGCACTGGAAACATGACTGGAATCTATCTTGCTACCACATCTATTGACAATGACGCCACGTACACTTCTTCAACAATTGTTGGAGCCGTTGGAAACAGCACTACGACGACTGCAACAAAGTCCTTCCCAAGCAATAACCTGATCGAAGTAGACAGCACCACATACGGTGGGGTACTTGAAATTTGGTTTTATGATTACGCAAATGCCAGCGGTCAAAACAATGCAACAAGATTCTTTAAGACAATGTCGATTTCTCCAAACGGAGCTACTGCTCCAACAAACGCATCGTTGATCGTAGGGAATGGAAGGTTTACACTTGCAACTGCTACAGCAACCGTGACATCGCTTGTACTAACAAACTTAGGTGCGTCTCCAATTTGGGCGTATGTATATGGTGTATCATGACAGAATATATTAAAACAATTGTTAATGCTACTACTGGCGAAGTATGGAAAGAGCAAATGAGCCAGGAAGAGATCGATGCTCGTGTTGCAGAGATAAACAGAATCAACGAAGAGAAGGCCTTGGCTTTGGCCGAAAAGGAAAGGCACATTGCAGCAAGAGCACGAGCAGCAGAAAAGCTGGCTGCCCTTGGTTTGACAGAAGAAGAGATCGATTCTATTATTAGCTAATGATTAAACTTGCAGTATGGACTCCATCTATATCATCTATGTTTACATCAGACTACGTGCGTACGATTATCGGAGTTCAAAGTGAGTGCATCAGTAGGGGGTTTGGGTTCGAGTGGGGAACAATCCCTGGGGTGTCTATTCTACCTCTTGCAAGAAACAAAGCAGTAAACGAGTTTTTAAGGGGAGATTCAACACACTTTATGTTCCTAGATAGCGACGTTGGGGTCGAAGCAGGCGACATTGTTGCTTGCGTGGACTCTGGCGTAGATTTTTCCGCACTTCCATATTCCAGGAAAAACCTTGATCTTGAACTAATTGTATCAATAATCAGAAACAACCCTGGGCTTGGTCCTGAAGCGCTAAGTTCTGTGCTGTCCGGGCCAACTCTCGAATTCAACGGATCTGAAAACAACCCAATAGAAAAGTCTCTTGCGGAGATTGGGTTTATCGAGTGCGACAGGGTTGGAACAGGAGCTATGATTCTTAAAAGGTCTGTGTTTGAAAAGATGTCACATATCGTAGACGAATACATTGATAGGTCTTCTGATCCAAATTCAAACGATTTGGTAAAAAACTACTTTGGATACTCCAAGAAAGACGGTGTATTTGTAGGGGAAGATTGGACGTTTTGCGACAACTGGAAATCCATTGGAGGGGCAATCTACCTAAAGCTCAACGCCAAGACAACTCACGAAGGCTCAGTAAAGTACAGGCACGATATTGAGGCTTTAATGCAATGAAGCTGCTTAGCAAGTGCACTGTCTGCTCCCATCCTCTCATAGATGTCATTAACCGCAAGATGACCGAAGGAATCTCGGATGTTAAGATTTCTGAATGGTTGAAGGCAGAGAACAGCTACATTAGCCGGATCACTCTCGGAAACCACCGCAGGCAGCACACAAGCGAGGAGCACATCAACGCACGCAGGGAGCTGGCAAAAAACATCCAGAAGGCAGTCAAGGTTGAGTCCGCGAGCGGAGACCTTGCCAAGCTGGTGAGCAACTACGTGTACAAGATGGTTGAGAACGGGGACGTGATCCCGACTCTCTCCGAAGGGCTGCGAGCCCAGGAGATGATGGACCGTCGTAAGGAAAAGAACGCTGACCGTGAGCTGGCTATCTCAATGGCCGGGATTCTGGGGGGCGGGTTTATTGTGGAAGGCACAGCAATGGAGGTAAATAGTGAGCAAGGATCTTAAGGCAACTCTGGCGTCCTGGGGACGCTCGTTTATTGCTGCCTGCTTGGCGCAATTCCTTGTGCTTGGTGGCAGTGTGTTTGACCTAACAAAGGATGGCGTCAAGTCAATCGTAGCGGCTGGTGTCGCTGCCATTGCTCCTGTGGTCATCCGCAAGCTTAACCCTAACGACGCAGTCTTCGGGGAAAAGGAGTAATAATGGGCCGAGATATTGGCGGCGACTATAACATTAAAGTCAGCCCAAAGCGGGTAAAGAACAAGACTATTCGAGATGCGGTTTACAAGAAGGAAAAGAACAAGCGTGGCGGCAAGGATTTTACCAGCACACGCGGATTCAAGATTAAGGCACGAGCTGGAGACAAGACCGTAACAAACAAGAAGGGCGAAAAGGTTGTTGTCCGGAAGAGCGGCAACCGAGTTGTTACCAAGAAGTCTGGCGATGTAGTTCGACGCAAGGCAAATGGCGATAGGGTTATCTCTAAGAAGGGGAAGACTAGACCTACCGGCCCATACGTTCGCGGTGTTCAGCCAGACCGAGAATCCCCATACAGCACTTTTCAGACAACAGTTACGGGGAGGGAAACTCCACCGGCAACTAGCGAATACACAAGGCGACAACGATAATGCCTTACGTTGGGTTTAAGAAGCTTACCAAGCAACTTGCCAAGAAAGGCGTCAGGGACCCAAAGGCCCTTGCCGCGTCTATCGGGCGCAAGAAGTATGGCAAGGAGAAGTTCCAGAAAGCCGCCAAGGGTGGAAAGACTCTTCGCGGTACTAGAACTGTTGCTCAGCGTGGCTAAGACTCCAGCCTGGACCCGCAAGGAGGGGAAGAACCCCAAGGGCGGGTTGAATGCAAAGGGGCGTGCGAGCTACAAGGGCGGCACGCTCAAGGCCCCGGTTAAGTCTGGGGATAATCCGCGTCGGGCTTCGTTCCTGGCTCGCATGGGTAACATGCCTGGGCCGGAGCGGGACTCAAAGGGACGGCCCACGCGGTTGCTTCTCTCGCTACAAGCGTGGGGAGCTAGCAGCAAGGCAGATGCCAGGGCTAAGGCCAAGGCTATCAGCGCAAGGAACAAGAACAGGAAAACTGCTTAATGAATCTTACTACTGAGATCGCTCAAGATTTGGCCAGAGGCAGGACCGACATCGGTTTCTTCGCCTCTCGTTGGCTTGGGATCGATCTCAACCCTGGTCAGTCTGCTTGGCTCCAGGGAATGTCCGCCAGGGACGAGACGGGGTACAGGCCCAAGTACCTTACCACCGTCTGTTCAGCTGGCAATCGGGCTGGCAAGACGCTTGGAATGGCCGTAGGCATCCTGCACTCCGCCACGTACAAGCTGGGGCTCAGACTGCCCGAATCCGGGAACAAGACCGACGCAGAGCGCTGGTCCACTGAGCCCTATGAGTGGTACCACATCGGCATCCAGCAGGAGACTGCTGAGTTGGTGCATAGAGAGCTTTCGATGATTTTCCAAGGCTCGCACCCAGCCCAGCGCGGCAGGGGATGCCCGATTATCAAGGAGATTGGTCCAGTATATATCTACGACAAGAAGTATCGCGGAGAGTACCTGTGGATCAAAGTCCATCCTGTGTTTGGAGGAGCCAACATCCACTTCCGCACCACGCAGGACAAGGCAAAAGCTCTGCTAGGGAAGGACATGAATGGGATCTCGTTTGACGAAGCCGCGTTTGAGCCGCACCTCCTGATGATCTATCAAGAGGTCCTCAACCTGCGCCGTCTCTCGACCGGAGGTCAGCTCCATTTCATCGGCACCCCAACCGAGGGCATCAACGACTACGCAGACCTATGGGAGCTTGGCAACCCAGCCAACCCAAACCGAGACGAACAGTTCATGAGCTTCCGCCTGTCCACTCGTGATAACGTAGGATTTGGACTTACCGTAGATAACTTTGACTCTATCGTCAGGCAGCAAGCAGAATACCTTGTTCCGCAAAACATTGACGGATTCTTCATTGAGGCACGTGACGCGTACTTCAACTCTGAGATGGTAGACAAGTGCTTCGTTGACTTCGAGGAAGAAATGCCCCCTGCGAAGGGACGACGATACGCTCAGGGCGTTGACCCAGGTATCTCGTCCGACGCAACGTGGGCTGTCACGCTTGACTACACGGAGCGCAGCATGATGGTAGGGGTACGATGCCGGCGCAAGATCGGCAAGCAGACCATCCCAGCAGTCATCAACATGGTGCGCGAGGGGCACCTGCTCTACACGCAGGACGGTGCTGCATGCACCACTATCGTGGACTCAACTGGCTTCGGCGGCAAGTTGTTCCGCCAGGAGTTCAGCATCATCAAGCCTCTGCGCGACTACGACTTCGGCGGCACCAGGGCCAAGAAGCTGGAGCTCCTTGGAGACCTAAAAGCTGTCATCGACCGTGGCCAGCTCAAGCTTCCACGCAGCGGCGTGTGGATGGAGCTGCGCCGGCAGCTGCTTGGATACAAGCTAGACGACAAGAAACTGGAAACAGACGCTGTAATGGCCCTTGCCCTTTCGGTAAGGCATGCCACAAGGAATCCATCGAACCCGGTAGAAAAGCCCGTGTTCAGTTATTTCGGGGAGATTGCACATGCCTAAGCGAAAACTGAAGAGCATGCCAGGGGCATACGTAAACGGTAAGCCACAGCCATCGCTCTACACCGACGATCCAAACATTGCGCCAGCTAGCACGCTCAACGACATTGCCGAGAACTTTGACAAGGCACGACAGTCGATGCGCGGAAAGCCGTCGAAGCTGCGCCAGGCTGGTGGCTACGTAGTCGCGGACATCTCCCCCGCTGACACCAGCGCACCTGACTCCGCAATCGCCGCTATCAAGGCATCCGCTGCAGCTGCACGAAAGGCCATCTCAGGCGAGAAGCCTACCATCAAGGCAGTTGGCAAGAAGGCGCCGCCGCTCCCAAGCGCAGTACGTGCTGGTCGAACCAAGTCTGCCGGCAAGGGAATCCGCACGGTTCCCAAGGCAGTTGTGTCTGGCGGCAAGGTTGTCAGCAAGAAGATCGTTGCCGACTACTCCAAGATGGCAAATCTTACTGATGGGCAGAAGAAAGCCCTCAGCATGGAGAAGCAGCGTCTCAACGCAATCGGAGAGGTTGCAGAGGAGAACGAGTACTTTGCAATCATCGGTGACGCAATCATCAAGAAGCAGATGGTCGAGCCAGAGCAGAACCGCATGCGCGCTCTGTACCGGCGATACGATCACTACTTCCACCCGCAGACCTTTACGCTTGGTGGCGCTGACCACTGGGCTGAGGACCCGAGCGCACGCCTGTCTGGGCGGTCGCACGTCTCAGTAAACGTCCACTCTTCGTACGTACAGATCCCTGCGTCATTGCAGGCAGTAAGCCCTGTAGTTAACTACGTACCAACAGGCCCAACAGAAGAAGAGCGGATGCAGGCAAACAGGAGAGAGCGTCTCTTCTACGCGTGGTGGGACTCAAATGAAATGGACCTAAGGCTCGAGGAAGCGTGCCTTCTCAAGGCGCTCTACGGTACGACTGCTGCCAAGGTATTCTGGGATCCGGTTGCAAAGCTGCCAAGGATCCAGATCGTAGACACCCCTGAGAACCTGTACCTTGGATACGGTACGTCAGACTACAGCCGAGTAGACTGGGCCCTATACAGCTACGGCATCTCTCCGCAGGCAGCAATTGAAGACTATGGCATCAGCGTGATCCCTGTCAACGACGGGAACAAGTGGTACCCGTACACGTCTGCCAGCACCCATGACGATCCAATCGCCAGCATTTATCTAAACAGCTACCACAGAGATCCGATCAGATACCAGACTGCTTATGACCAGATGAAGATCGAGGTCATGGACTACTGGTACAAGCACCCGACTCAGCCAGGCAAGCCGCCGCTCGTGTGCAACGCCATCATCGTTGGCAACACGGTTGTGAAGAAGACAGAGCACCCAGAGCTGGAAGGTGTTATCCCATACGTCATGCTTCGGAACAGCATGATCCCAGGCAGCCCGTACGGAAAGCCTGAGCTCTACGACATCGAGCAGCTCCTGCGAGAGAAGGACGAGAAGATCACCGCGCAGGCCCAGATGATCCACTCGGTCGTAGGTGGGCAGATGTGGCAGCTCGTTGGCGCCGAGGCTCCGGATGAGGTTCCAGCCAACGCTATCCCGAAGCCGAACCAGGTCGCTACCCCTGGGGCTGGGAACCGCATCGAGTCTATCAATCCGTTCATTCCTCAGTGCCAAGTCGAGGACTACAACAAGCGCATCGACAGAGAGCTGGCTGTTGTGTCTGGACTCAACGACCTGCTCCTTGGCCTAGCCCCTTCAAGCGTGCTTGGCTCGAGCAGGGCCATTGCGCAGCTGATGGCAAACTACGAAGCCAGGATCAGCCCAAAGCGCAAGATCCTGTACGCATGGGTTCAAACCGTGTGGGAGGTATGCGGTCGCATTTGGGAGAACAAGGACAAGGCGATGCAGACCATCATCGATGGCGAGTACGCTATCACAATCACGCCTCCTGAGCTTACACCTCGAGATACCATTGAGCTTGCCCAGACTGCAATCAATCTGGTCCAGAACAGGCTCTGGTCTGCAGAGAGGGCGATGGACCGCATGGGCGTGAGCGACACGGATGGCGAGAAAGAAATCATCCGCGACGAGCAGACCGATGCAACGCTGAACCCAGCAGCCGTACAGACGATGGGCGCACTTATCCAGATGTTCAACCAGATGCAGCAGCAAGCCCCACAGCAGGCTCAGCAGATGGCGCAGGCTGGACAGAACAGCGCAATGGAGGCTATGGCCAGCATGAACCCTCCGCAAGGTGGACTTGAAATGCTGAACGGACCTGCGGAAGGCGCAGTGCCTCCGCAAGAATCCTTGCCGCAGAACGCGCAGGGTGGTGGAGCTGATCTCATGGCAATGCTGCAAGCAGAACAAGGCGGTATCCCGCAACAGGGAGGTGAATAACCATGGCACGACGAGGTAGATTCGGTCGATCTGGAACAAGCCAGAACCTTACCATGCTTGTTTACCAGATCCTCAAAGAGCAAATGCAGGACGAGCTTCAAGCAATCCTCGATGCATACGAAACGAATATGGCTGCAGGTATGTACGAAGCTCAGTTTAACGGTCAGAACGTAGACGGCGAGTACGTCATTGAATACATGAAGCAGATGCTGGCCGGGTTCCCTCCTGGGTCAACAGAGTACGAGACACTGAACTCCAGGCTGGAAACGTTCCAGCAGAGATATCGGACAGACGTTCAGAACCTAGTCATGAAGTCTCTGAACGAAGGCAGCAGCATCGACTTCGGCTTGCTTGGCTCAAAGTTTCAGAACAGGGGAATTTCAGAGGTTACACTGTCTGACATGCGTGGGTGGGCTGAGCAGGAGATTGCCGATCTTGAGGCGTCTGGGGCCACCACACAAGCAGACAAGTTGAAGGGCGCAGTCTTCGTTGCCGGATTCAACGTTGAGAGCGACGGAAAGAGGGCAGCTGTCACGCGTGGCGACCTGTCTTATGCTGCGTACGCAAAGTGGCTAGGAGGCCAGCTCAAAGAAGCTCTTGATAGCGGCCTTACTAAAAGCAGCAAGGCATACCTTGATCTTCTAAATCTGCATGCCGATGCCCTTAAGGCTGCCAAGGCGGACGGAGAGCAGAAGGCGGCAGAGGGGTACGACAATGCTATCCGCGATGCACTTGCTCCGGCCAACGCAGCAGCCAAAGCAATCCTTGACGCCTACACTGGTCCGTACAAGGACAACATAATGTCCCTTATGTCTCAGGTTTCTAGTGCGAGTAGATCTCGGTACTATGATTTGCTTCAAGTACTTGCGGTAAATCCAGGGACGTCTGCTTATTACGAAGACGTCATGAGAACCGTTGGCCAGGGAAACTTGGACGAGCTGTTTGCAGAAGAAGTTGTGGCTACTCAAGACAAGCTAAACAAAATTTTGAACAACGGTTTTGGAGGCGCTACGCCTAAAGATGCTGAGACTTTTGGAAGAGAGCTTGATATTCTAACTGGAAACGGCATGCTCTTTCTTTCCGCAAGCGGTGTTGAGTTCAACTCTGGAATGGCTAAAACCGCAATGGCAGAAATGTACAAGTCGCTAAAGTCTGCTGGCATGTCGTTCAACAGGGACGAGCAAACAGGATCAATGATTGGACGTGGCGGCCATCCAGATGCTGTGCTGGCAGCCCTGTCGAACATCTCAAAGGTTTCTGGAGATGTCAGCGGAACGTACACCTGGCTAGCCGATGCAGCAAAAGGTCAAGTCGACGTAGCGTTCTTGGCAAACACGCCATTCGTTGATGCAGATACAAGCGGAGACGGCAAGGTAGACGGCAATGAGTGGCGAGCTGCATTCGACTCTGGCAACTATACCAACACAGAGATCGACGCTGCCTACGCGCAGATTGCGCAGAACGCCCAGGGAGAGTTCATTCCCAATAGCGATATCCAGCCGGCCTCTCTGATCTTCTCAATCCCAGAATCTCACTTTGCTGCATCTAACTTGGCAGCTGGATCGATCATGATTGCAGACCAGACTGGTGCTGTTAGGGTTACCGAAAGGGGAACAACTCAGGTTGGCGAAGAAGAACTCAGGCCGCAGATCATCACTGTAAACGGCAAACAGAGTATCGTGTACGTCAAGCCTATTACAGTCAAGCAGTACAACGGCGGGACAGAGTACACGCCACTTGATCCTAGCATGACAAACGGCATGAAGATTACTGTGTACAGGGTGCCTGGCAACATCACAAACATCCCAGGCCAGCAGTTTGATGTGACTGTTACTATCGAAGGCATGACAAAAGATAGCAATGGCAACAACGTAAACCAAGCTGTCAATCTTACTGGCGATGAGTTCAAGGCTGTCATGCGGTCTCAGTTCGGGGCAGAGTTTGATTTTACCTCGCTGCAAGGAGAACAGGCGGACACGTTCCTGTCGTTTACCGGTACGTTGCAAGGCAAGCCTGACTTCTGGCAAAACTTCCTAAGCAAGCAGAGCGAGTACTACATTGGGAATATTCCGCTGAGGGCCGGGGAACCAAACGGGCCGAAGGCCGTTCCTGGATGGAACGATGCAAGAACGATTCAGACTGGTACCTTGAACAATCTTTCTGAATTCAACCAGTGGCTAACGCGTGGCCTGCAAGATCCGTCTATCCTTGCAAAGGCGCAAGAGCTTGCAGCCCGAAGGGGCAAAGAGGTGGACACGTCAGACGTGCTCGATGTCATCTTGACGTCAAACGGAATTGCCAGG